GAAGCAGTCGGCGGCAAGCCTGATTGATGTAGTCGTAAACGCGCGCGTCATCGACGCAAACGCCGATAGCCCGAGCAATCGTTGACCTGATATCTTGGACGATCAGCTTCATTTGGTGTAGTAGACTCGGCTGGTTCGCTTGATGAAGTAAACACCGTAGAACGGCGGGAGATTGTTATGTCCGATAGCGTTCTGACTATCGTTGCCGGTCTTCTCAGCGTTGGTTGTAGAAATATCTCCGGTAGTGATGCTAGGGCCAGGACCACCGCCACCAGTGCCAGACGCGCCTTGGAGCGTTAGAGTCGCGTACGATCCAAGACCGCTCCACGATTTATTGACCAGATAATAATCGTCATTGTTGGGTGTGATTCTCTGGGCAACACCATGCGTGTGTTCGTTGAACGGTGTTTCCGCAACGATAAGCGTGTGCTTGTCCTCACCAGCAACGGAAGTGGTCGTTGAGGTTCCGTTAACATTTACCGTTCCGCTCGACGCAAACGCACCAACACCAACCGGAAACTTGGCATCGAAAGCTGTGTCGATGTCCCACATCGGACCTGTCATCACGTTGGTCGAGGTGGCGGTTCCATCCCCACCGTCGTAACTCAAAACATCGGCGGCAGTGCCAACAAAAATGCGGCGTTCAGAACCGTTGGGGGGAACCGGATGTTGTCTCGCCCAGTAACCATTGATGCGAATCCACCAGTTTCCGTTCTCGTCAAGCCACGGAAAAATCTGATTGTTCAGCGTCGGAGTCGTCGGTCCAAAGTTGAAAAACGAGTTTCCAATCGAGCTGTTGAAGTTTGCCTGAGTGCCGCTGATGACATCGTTGGCCAACTGCTGGTAATTGGTCGGGCAATATCCGACCGGCAAGCTCGGCGGAGTCAGCGTGATGAGGGTAAGATTTGGCATATCTTTGTTATGCGAGAGGATTAACCGATTCCGATGTGTAGGTCAGCGGATTGATATCGCAGACATCAAGCGGTGTGCAGGCCGGATACACCGTCCGGCACTCACCAACACTCGGTTCCTGAACGTCGTAAGCGTGAACGCGAATGCTCTTGATCCGGCAATACCCGATGATGTTCAGCATTACCTGAACCTCGTAGAGGTTCCGAGCCGGTGTGCTGATCGTCTCATTGCACGGCAGATCCGAAGGCGTCGGAAAACGCATCTTCGGGCGATACTGCGGTTTGAAGTTGGTCAGCGGACACAGGTCCAAGCACTGCGTCGTCGTCGCGCATTCGGAGAAGTCGATCCACTCGATCCAGCCAGGATACTGATCAGGCCGATAGGTGACGTTGAACGAAACATCACCCTCAAGCTGATCGATGAACAAGTCGCCGGAATCGAGCCGCTTCAGGCCGAAAGGAACTTCGAAGTTGTAGGCGCGAGTCTGCACCATCCATTCGATTTCCTTCTTACCGTCCGTGATGTTGTTATCGAACTTGTCGCCCTTCGTAATCTCCCAGATTTGAATCGTGTCGTCCGATCCGCGAGCGATTGAGAAGCACCTGTCGCCGTAAGCGTTCTCAGTCTTGACGAGCTGCAAGACATTCAAACCTGTCCAGATTCCAGCCCAAGCCGGAGGGAACTTCTTCCGCAGCGACGTAATTAGGTCGAAATCCAAGACCATCAGCGCCTTGTGAATGACGCCCTCAGCGTTGTACCGAGGTTGGCCGGTCATCAGCAGACGATTGTCGAACACGACCGCAGAACTGGCCCACAGCAGATTCGTCTGATCGTTCTCAGCAATGTTCAGAATCTCGTTGCTGATGGGTGTATTTCCCCAGTCATTGAACGAGCGACGAGCGATGATGAACGAACGAACGCCATCTACAGCACGGTAGAAGACATCGCCATTGACCGTGATGGCCGACCGAGAACCAAGCGCACCGCTAGTCAGCAAGCTGATAGCCTGAATCGGATAGTTCAGGTTCTTCCAGACATCACGATCAACAGGCGCTTGAACCGAGAAGACGTAACGAGGCGTGAAGACTAGAAGCGGCCCTTGCCCAAGCGACGTATCTGGATTCCCTGGGACGGCCATTGCCGTGATACCTCCTGAATCCGACGGAACCGCAAAGTCACCGCCTTCATTGAGGAAGGTGTTCTCGGTTTCTTTGAGAACACTGGCTCGCGTTCCATCTCCATAAACGATGTCAGTCGCACGGAAAGAAAACCCATTCGGCAGCGCGTACCAGATGCGGCCATTGACGTAGGCCATCATTCTGCCGCATTTGATTTCGTCATCCGTAGCACGGCGCAGATTCGTTCCGTTGAAGATCAACGGCTTGCTGAATCCGTCCTGAATGACGACGAAGTTCTCAGCCTGAACCATCCAGCCATCAAGCAGGTTCGACGGGTTCTCAAGATCCGGTGAAACCGTCAGGTTCTGAGCCTTGTTCTGCTCCGTGTCGTACAACCAGACATTGCCGCTGATCAACATCAGGATGAACGTGCGTCCATCATCGGCGATGTAGGGAAGCGCACATTGGAATGTGCCGGTCAGCGACTGAGGTCCGTAGCACTCTTCCGACCAGCCATCAGCCGTTACATTCGTCTGATCAGCGGTAATCTGATCGTTGTCAGCCGTGATAGTAACGCACAGATCGTAATCTTTCTGAACGAAACCGGGACGAGGAGAGACGTAGCTTTGCCGGAAGCTGGCATTGACCGCGAACGCCACCTGATTCTTGTCCACTTCCGACGGCATCACGCCGGAATCAATGCCACCCTCAAAGGTGACAGATCCGTCCGTGTACCTCCGTGGTGCGCGTTCGCTCATGCTTTAGAGAGTGGCAATCCGCCGGATCGAGAACGACGAATACTGCTCGACGTACACGTTGTGCGTTGCCCCGGCGGTTGTTACGTCGCAATAGACTTCGAAGTAGTCGGTTGCAGCAACAGTAGATCGATCAATGTGATGAAGAATAATTGGGGCTGTTTGATCGACAGATCCAGACGCTTCAAGATGGCACTGATGCGTCTGTTTAACGACAACACCATTCTTTAGCAATTTAACCGTGATATCGCTAGTTGCTGAAACGCCCTGGGCAAGGATATCTACGATAAACTCGTAGTATCCGGTATTCTGAGTCGTGTACTTTCCGATTGCAGGGCCGCTAGTCCATCCGGCAGCGGTGTAAACCGGAGACAAATTCTTGAACGGATTCTGGTTTGCCGTTGCATTGGTCAGCAGGACATTGATTCCAACCAGAAGATAAAACGTCTCAGTCACCATCGGCGGCGTCACAGTGGGAGCCGATATGGTGATGTTTCCCGCACTGTTCGTAACAACAATCGGAGACGTTCCGACAATCTCCTTCTGGAGATAGGTCGATCCGTCGCCCACCGGAATCTTATTCAGCGGAGCGGTCGTAAGGTTGGTGCCACCATTGGCAATCGGAAGCGTTCCACTGATGTCGGATACTGGAACCGCAGAAACGGTCGAAACAGCTCCAAAACCGCTCGATCCTTGAGTCTTGATGTAGCCAGCAGACAGAGAATCAAGAGCAGTCTCGCTCGTCAGAGTCGCATCCGAAGTGCGGCAAATGTACGTCGCTCCAACCGGAGCGCCACCAGATACGCCGGGAGCGCCAGTCGCCCCAATCGCACCGGCTAGGGTAATGAGTGAGCCGGTCGGAATCAGCGTAGTCGGAACAGCATTGGCAATTCCCAGGACGCCAGCAGCGGGGTTTTGCAGCGTCAGGCGCAGTCCATCAACCGACGTAACCTGCATGTACCCAAGACCCTGAACCGATACGAAGAACTGGCCAGCGACTGATTCGGGCAGGAAATCGGTGTTATCGACGTAAACGTAGACGCTCGAACCAAGCGCAGGAACGAAGAAAGGCGCGGTCGTGTAGGTGAACGAATTGATTCCGTTCGTGCCGTTCGTGCCATTGGTTCCCGGCTCACCTTGAGGGCCGGGGATATTCACGACAACCGGCTCGGAGTCGCAAGGCTGGCAACAGCCGGATGAAGAAACAAGTTGCGACGGCATATTTTTCCTTTGCCAGACGGTCAAGTCCAGAGTGAACTATTGCAAGGCCAAACTATGGCAGAGCAAGCGTCCGAGCATCCACTGATTCAGCATAAGTACGGGATACGTTCACCCGTCAAGATTCCAGACCTAGAACTGGAACTTTACGCATTCCGAAATCGACTCCAGCCAAACGAGGGTGGTTTAGGCACTTTTGAGCATTTTCAGAACGCCACCAAGATGCTCTGGCCGAAGTTGAGTTGGAATCCGTGGCTGGAAGCTCAGGTTGAAAGCCTCTGCGAGCATGATTATGTCGGATGGGCTGGTTGCGGCGCATCCGGAAAGACGTTCGGAGCGACTCTTTTTGCTACCGTCTGGTGGTTGGCCAATCCTTCTAAATCCACCGTTGTCCTGACCTCGACGACAGCGAAGATGATCCGAAAGCGTATGTGGGCCAATCTTCAGGATCTGGTCCGCAAGTCGCGCGGGTTTCCTGGCAACATGGTCGATTCGAAGATGGCTCTTCAGGCCATTAAAGGCGACGACCGGCACTCGATATCGGCCATCGCTGTTGCGGAAGGTAATACGGCGAAGGCTGTGGCCAACATCCAGGGTATCCACGCCGAACGGGTGATGGTCATCATCGACGAAGCGACTGACACGCCCGAAGCGGCTTTCGAGGCTTGCACGAACCTTTCCAAGGGTTGCCGTGAGTTCAAGATGCTGGTCATCGGAAACCCGGCCTCG